TTCCCAGAGAAATCCCTAGTTGTCGCATGTCTGTTATTGTCGGCCTGCACCTTGCCCCAGGTGATTTACGTTGACAGGCCGAGTGACGCCGAATACTGGAATAGGCCGGTTACTCAGATGTGGGCAGTTGACCCGCCAATGCAGCCTGTGAAAATACCCCAATGGTGCAGGAATCCAATCAGCCATACGGTTGACCCATGCTAGATCGCATGGCGATGGGGCGTTGTACAGAAATACTGCCCGATGATCCGGTATGTGATACGGTGCATCAGCCGTTTGCAGCGTTTAACCAGGGATGTGACGCCTTTCATTGGGGGTTGAGGCGTGATGCGAATCCTTATCCGCCTAGTGAAGAACGGCGCTACTGGGAAAACGGTTGGAATACTGCTCGTGATGAGATTAAATTCTAGTATTTAGTATCTAAGTCATATTCTATATCAATCTCGCCGCTGCCGAGCGTTACTACCTTGACCCCGCCATTCCATTTGCGCTGTGTAATCGATTCCGACTCGTAATAAGCCCCATTTGCCTGGCTCCGATAGAGCAATTCGCCGGTTGAGTCCTCTAAACGGTAGGCATCCCCCGCCACCGTGCCCGTATCGCCGAGGATATGTATCCTTTTGACGGTAATCGGGTCGGTAAACACCACATTCCCTACGTCCGCGACGGTCAAGGTGATAATGTATCGTCCTATTGTTGGCATTTAGGCACTTCCTCTGCGCCATTTGCGCTTTTCTCTTAGTATCGCGCCCGATGGGGGCGTTAATGACGTGTAAAGTAGAGTCGCACTGGCCCCGGATACGTCGTAGCTTCCCGGCTCTGCATCAAGCGCCCTCGCTGCAATATCCTGCGCGTTTGCGCCCGTAATAGCATACGCTCCGGGCTCAACATTGATTATTCTAGTAGCGAGTTCGAGCGCATTAGCGCCTGTAATCGCATACACCCCCGGTTCCGCTAGCAAATCAAAATCAGTGGGGGCACTGATCGGCGTATAGAGCAGGATCGCATCGGCGCCAGTGATTGCATAACTACCAGGGGCGGCATTGAGCACGCGCGCGGTAACCAAGAGCGCATCGGCGCCCGTAATGAGATAGCTTCCCGCGCCCGCCGCAATCATCCGCTGGGCAACTAGGAGGGCATCCGCACCCGTAACGACATAAGAGCCCGTTGCAGCGTTAAGTATCCGCTGCGAAACTAGAAGCGAGTTTAAGCCCGATACCGCATATGTCCCAGGCGCTGCGTTTAGAATGCGCGCGGCGATATTTATTGTATCGGCACCGCTAATCGCATAGCTTCCAGCCGCCGCGTCCAGTGTGTAAGCAGCAGCAGCGGGCAGTTGAGTAAAATAAGGGTGATATCTTGTTACCGGTGCATTGGTACGAAACGGGTGCGGCGCTGGCTTGGTGCCGACTACAGCGGGAAGCCAAAGAGGACGCACCTTGCTCAGTGTCGGCACGTCAAGCGGAATATACTCGGATAGACAAACAGGGAAGAACAATGGGCTTACGCGACTGGCAAGTGCCTGGATTTCGGCAAACGTCAGGGTGCGGTCCCAGATAGCGAACTCTGCCAGCGTGCCATCATAGGAGCGGTCTGCGGCGGCACGGTTGCCGACGACAACCTGGAGAGCGCTAGTTTGCGCCGCGCCTGTGGCTGTTACGGTGCTTTGATTGGTTTGCACTACGCCATTGTAATAAACGATTGGCGCGGTGAGAGGGGCGTCCTGATTATACGTGATAAGAATGTGGGTCCATACGCCCGTTGACGGCGCAGTATAGCGCCACTCATAACCCGTTGTCAGGGCACGCTTGAAAACAAGCCCTTGGGATGCCGAAGAACTGACCGCTTCGACCCCGTTGCCCTTATTCCAGTGCTCGCCATTGGCTGTAGCGCGTGGCTTGACCCACCAGGACCAAGTACGAAGCGTGGCATGGGTAGTAAGCGACGTAGTAACGCTGTCGCCTGTGCCTATGCCGTTTGTAGCGCCAAAATTGCGCGCCATTATGCTACCGTGTAGGTGATGCCTTCAAACTTGATAACATGGTTGCCGCCAGTCGCGTTTAGGTTGACGCCGGTGTTGTGGGCGACATAAAGCGACCATCTTGATGGCATGGTGCCGCCATATAACTGCGCTACGGTGAAACTAAACGGGTAAACTCTATCCGAAGTTGTGGAATCGCAATTCAGCACCGCGGCGAGCTTCAAAAATCCCTGCCCTACGCCTACACTCGTCAGAGTTTCAGTGGAGTCGGTGCCATCCATCACATCCGGATAGGTCGGCGTCGAGTCTATCGGCGTGAATACCGAGATTTGAATCTGCGTGTTGGCCGATGGACCCGTGCCAACCGTTATTTTGCCGCCCACAATAGCATCAACGTAGAGGTTGGACGTGTTGTCTATAACCGTTGACTCTGCGCCGGCTACAAACGTGGCCGAGGTCGCAATCGACGCAAGCGATATGGTGATAGTCGCGCTGGCGGCATACGCGATTTTGATTGAAGCCATTAACTGTTTCTCGCCGTCTGCACGTCGAAATAACTGACCGCGCCCTCAAAGGTGAGCGTAGCCGGTGAAGCATTGGACCCGGTGCCGGTGGTGTAGATCTTCTCGGCGCGTGTCGCTAACCGTTTCCAGAGCGCAAGCAGGTTGGCTCGCGTTGTTGCACCGCCCGCGCCTGAAAATATGTCGTCAAAGAATTGGCGGGTATCAGGTAGCGACGGATTGACGCCGAGGACCAAATACTGAGCGATAGTTTGCAGGCGCGTGTTGTTCAAAGTCGTCAAGCCGGCTAACTCTGTGCCGTTGAACTTCTGCCCCACGTCGTTGATTGCCACATTGGTTTTCCATACCGTCCAGGCCGGCGAAGCGTCGAGGTTATATGCCGCGGCAATAGCAAACGCGCCGTCGCTGTTATTAGGCTGCGAGTTAAACGCCGGCGTTGCGATTATATCCGCCTTCATCGTGGCGAGTTGCGCGGTAGTGAGCGCCATTATGTCATTCCTTTTAGCCCATATTTGCCCTTATCCAGGTCCATATCGAAGTGACGGCATCCGCACTTGCGGCACTTGAGGCAGGTATTACCAGGCGCCCATTCGTGATACTCCAGGTTTTCTTTCACTTTGCAGCAATCTTTTCTATGGTCGCCTTCACGTAACTCGGGTGGGGTGATAGGGGGAAGTTCCCTGGTGATGATGATAGCCATGGGTCACGCTAGGGTAAAGACGGTCTGAGCGCCGGTTAAACTATTGAATTTGATAGTGAAGGTTTCGCCAACGGCGAGCGTCAACGCGCCTGCTGCCCTTGTCCAAAAGCAAATGAGCGGATTGACTAGCACCGTGGATTGATTGGCGTAATAGACAGCGTGCTGAAATGCCGCCATGCCTGCACTTGCCGAAGTCCAGGTAATTGCCGTTGCCGTGAGTGTAGCCGTTCCGGCCGCTTCCGCCCATGTATTCTGCGCGTCCTCGCCCAGCGTCGTGTAACCGTTGCCGTTGGCAATCTGAGTGATATTGGCAAGGATGGTGTTCGTGTTAACCGGCGTGTTTGCGGCCGGCACCAGCGCCACGCGGTGAGTGTCGGTATTTAAGTTGTGGGCGCTAAGCCCTAGCTGCTCAACAAAATCAAGAATTTTAACATAAGTGTCAGCCATTTATATGCTCCTCATCCGATCCTGAACGGCTTTGGCCGGCGCTGTGGCGTCTGACCTATCTTGGCCTGGCGTTTAACGTCATTCCAAATACTTCCGCCGTCCTCTATATTTGGCGCTTGTTGCCTGGGCTCGGGTTGATCCTCGTTCTTGACGTTGTGAATCTGGGATTCCATCTCACCGGAGGACATTTCGGAATAAGGCTTGCGGCCGCCATCCACTTCCAGCACCTCGAACTCCACGCAGGGCATTTCCTCGGAGTTAGAATCGTCTGGCGCCATCATGCCGGCGCTTTTAAGAACCGCCGTAATGGTGAGCTTGACCGTCTCGCCGATACTGGTGCGAAAATAGTCCTTAGCCGTTTCGCCGGTAAGGCACAGTTTGTCGGTCATGCCGCCCGATTCTTTATATGCCATTTAGTTTTTCTCCACTAGGCGCAGTTGTGCGTGCTTGCTGAGATAGCGCCTCATCCTGTCGAGTAATTCCGGCCTGTCTTCGATCAATCCGATGGTAGTATTGCAGGGGCCACACAACAGGCCGCGCACGGTGTTGGTTGCGTGGTCGTGATCTACTGCTAGGCGTCGTGAAGTGTGGCTAGTGCCTTTCGGCAACTTATTACAAATTGCGCAACGTCCGCCTTGCACCCCTACCATTTCGTTGTATTGCTCAAGCGTGATGCCATAGCGTTTTTCCAGTAGCCATCTGAGGTGATAGGCTTTTGGGTCGGCAATGAATACCCCGTACTTAGGCCCTTTTTTGACTGGCCGTCTAACCTTTCGGGCATAACGTATTCGCTCTGCTCTTCTTTTATTTTCGCCCTTGCATACGCCACAACAAGTCCCGTGATTATCACGGATACGTGTATCCGCCATTAGGTGCCCACGTTTACAAAATTCCTTAAACATTTCACTTAAGCTCCGCTTCTAAAGCGCTCCAATTCTCTCTCGAAGTCCTCGGGACTCATAGCATCGATCTCCTCTTTGGTCAGTCTCCCGCTCGGCTGTCTCCCACTGCTTTTACCCTTAATCGTAGCAGCCTGCTTGGATGTGGCGTTAATATTCTTCATCAGCTCGTCTCGCGTTTGACTTTTCACAATGTCTGAAAAATTTTTGTATTTGAGAATGAAGCCGAGCGTATAAGCAGCCTCGGCGGGGTCTTCCATTTCGCGCAGCATGCTGAAGATACGCGGTCGCTTCTGGATCAGCGGCGCCACGTACTCGTCCACGAGCTCGTCGTATGCCGGCAGTCCATCCTCGCCGTTATGCGCATCACGCGCGGTTTTCTCGGTTGACTCCACCCGCCCGTCAAGCTGGCGCTCTGTTAGCTTGGCCTCAAAGCCCTTTTCTGCCTCGTTGAGAATGTAGCGGGTATAACTCTGCAAATCCTGCACATTGGCGGGAAGATTGAGGTTCGTGTAATTATCCACTGCCCGCTGCTGCTCCACATTGTTGCGAAGCGCGTTGCCGTGACCGTTTAGCCCGCCATATTGCTTATCGTAGCCCTGGCGCTTGGTGCGCTCTACTTTATACTCGCTTTCAAAGTGGTTGGCCTTATTGCGCCAATAGTCACGCGCCTCAACTGGCGACATGCCTTGTGTGGGGTCTTTTAATTCCGGCGCAGGCTTCTCGTCCGGCGGCTGTTCTACCTGATCGAAGTCCTCGCCAGGGCCCACGCCTGCGCCTAAGTCCGGCGCATCCGTTACGCCTTCATCGGTGCCGGGGTTCTTGCCGTTGTCCTGGGTCTGGCTTTCCTGTTTTTCTTCCGGTTCTGCCATAAAGACTCCTGTTTAATACCCGTAATAAACAAACTCGCAACCATTCGGCGCCGCTTCTGCTACCTCATAAAGGCGGCTTGTACGTTTATCTATGTCTCCCTCAACCCAAGCCTGAATTCTGTCGGCTGGAATCTTCGTCCACCGATCCTCTTTACTTGAAAGGAGAATCGTTGACTGTTTTGCAAATCTCGCGGTTAAACAATATTCCCCTGCTGGTATATTCATGCTCCCGCTCCATTTCCCTGTCCCGGTGCGCCGCCAATGGGTGCGCCCATTGCCTGTGCTTGCGCCATCATTTGCGCCGCCGCTGCTTGCTGCATGACTTCCTGTTTGATTGCCTCAACGTCCGCAGACGGCAAATCAAGGTATTTAAGCGTTGCCATTATCAGAGACACCGGCACCTGCCCGTATTGCGCCCATGTCTTAGTGATATCGGTCAGCCTATCGGCCATTGACTCACGCGCCGATAGCCCGCCGCCCGACTTGTCTATGATATAGTCGTATTCGCCCTTGAGCGCCTTATCAATAATCACCGGCAATTCCTGCCTGCGCTGAGCAAAGATCATCGCCATCTGGGAGCTAGCCACGTCCGCTTTGTCCGCAACTATTCGCTCAATTCGGCTAGGGGTGAATATCTGTTGGATCATCGATATCAACTGCATACCGACAATCTTGTCCCCTAGCAGCTGGTTGTCGAATAGGTCCTCATTGCCGACTAACCCGCCCTGCTGCCGCGCCTGAATAGCCTTGCCGGATAAAGCTTTGTAGCCCTCTGATGCTATGCCCTGCACTTCGGCATTGACTAACGAGGTTCCTTTAATCTGATTCTTGGCAAATTCAACTATATTCACGTGAGCAGCACTGAGCGGCGTCGGGTCAATCTGTTCCGGCTTTGTTTCCTGATAATTGATGACAATCCCCGGCACTGAGCCGAACTTTTCAAGCACCGTTGCGCTTGCGCCGCGAGTAGAGTGATTAAACCATCCAGAATTAGCCGAGCGGTTAAGGTGATTCAATGCTTGGGATATGCCTTTATTGGCTAGGCGCTGTGGATCTTTCAAATATTGCACGATCCCATAAGGTTCAGCGTTATATTGCAGCCCTACATACGGCGTGATCGGAAAATAACGGTGCGGAAACGGTGAAATGTCGTCACGCATCAGGATCCAGTTCATAATCGTGGCAACTCTTATCGTTGTCACCTTGCGACGCATGAATTTTAGCGCCTGCTGAGTTGCCGGGTCCATCATCTGGTAATCTTGAACGAACTTTTCATCAGCAGTTGTGACATCGCCCGTGTCCATGTTCACCGCGATCATCACGGGTTCGGTTTTCTTGTACCAGTAGTCGAAAATGCGAACGCGTTTGGTCGCCGCATCCAAAAATAGCTTGGAGTTGATGAGCTTATCGCCTACCAGATTAGGCGACATCATGCCCGTATTGTTGCTAAGCCAATCCCCTATCTTGATTTGGTCCTCGAATTCCGGCCAGAGCTCTTTCGCTTCATCTTCCGTGACCCATTCTCCTTCGGCCACCCAGCGCCGGTCAGTTCCATCCCATTCGTCGGCAAGGGGGTCATTGAAAATGGTAAGAGGATTGCGCCTTTTAAGTATAATGTCACCGTTAACATTCTCGTCGTAGGAGATATCAGTTTTAATATATCCTCTACCCGTAATATTAACGTCATTGCTCTTTCTGATTCGTTGATAGTATCCGAGGTTTTCGTCGTCAACATAAGATAAGAGTTCCGTTAATACCTGCGCCGAGTCTACATCGCCGCCCTCACGCGGCTTTACCTTGAACGATTCCGCCTTTTGTCGCTCTATACCCGATAATATCCTCACAATCGGCAACACATCGTTGAACGTGAGCATCGGCCGAGCCGGCGGCTGCTTCATAAACGCGACGTCTTGACTATCCCACTGGTCGTTCTCTACAAACCGATAAGACTCATCGGCCGCCAGGCGCCACGGCTCGGTTACCTTCCAGCACGCGTCAACGTCGAGCTTGATCTTGCCGATAAAGTCGGTCAGATCCCGCTTGGCATCGGCCGCCGCGGCGTTCTGCTCGGCTGCGCCGTTGCCTGAGAACTTGCGGTTAGACTGAAGGGAGGCTAACTGGCTTGGATTCGTGTAGATCGGCAACCTATTTCCCCTTTATCATCCCAATCCCAAACGGGCCATCCTTCGGATATGCCGCGCCCTTCTCATTTGCCTCAACTTCTTTATCGCTTAGCATATACTGACTTGACTTAGGCTTTGATGACTTAGGCGTTGCCTCGTCCGCTGGTTCTACCGGCTCTTCTTGTGGTTCTTTTTCTTCTTTCATAGGCGTTAACCTTTCCAAAAATTGATTAGGCCAATAATACGGAATCATTTCTTAACCTTCGTCGGCGTTTTACCGGCCATGATTATCCCAAATAGGCCTCTCTGCTTTGTGGTGATCGGCTTGCCGCGCACGGTCCCATCATCCATCATTTCCTTAGCCTTGTCTTTGGACGGTAGGCTCTTCTTCTTTATCGGTAGACCCATTATTTGCCTCCTTTGATTGCGTCTATTGAAAGTCTCGCATGCTCTACTAATATCTGCTTGGCTTCTGCCACCGTTTTGGGACTATTATCCTCCAGCCAAACCCAGTTACTGTATTGTTTACCGTCAACGGTAGCTTTCCAGCCGGCCGTCCACGGATAATCTTCTTGATGCGGAGGCTTTACAACAAACTCTATCGCCGGGTAGTCATCGGCAGGCGGGATTGTCTCATCCATCGTTTATCTCCTCTATCAGTCTCCCCGCGATCCGCTCTTTAACATCCGGCAACCCGTGGCACTCCTCACAGATAGCGGTAATTCTCCACGGCGTAACAGCGTCGGCGGTCTTCCACGGCAGGAAATACTGACACGGGGCGTCTTTATCGCAGAGATAACAGGGCATTCTCCATAAGGCGACGATATAAGGAACGCGCCGGCGCTGCTCGTTGGTAAGCTCCTGCTCCCCGTTGACCTGGGCCTCGGCCGCAGGCTTTTTGCCCTCGATGATATCGATGTAATCAGTGACGGCTTGGCCGAGTGGATCCGGTTGGTCTTTCATTGCATCGCTTTTGGCCGCTCGGCACATTCAACCGAGCCGTGCTGCTTACGGAAACGATAATGCAATAACTTCAAATATGCCAATTGATTTGGCGTCAATGGAATCTCAGGATGATAACGCGCTATGGATATCATCTGCTTGCCGAATCTCTTTTGACTCGTGCCTGGAAAAAACCTCACGCATTCTAAGTCCCGGCACAGTTCTATTTCCTCATCGCTCATTGGCATTGCTCCGCCTTGCGCCGGTCGCCGCTGCTCCCGCGAGAACGATAATTTTCAGCCTGCCGTTTCTGGCAGTTAATGCCAAGAACTCTACCCTCTCTGGCCGGCTCTTTGCCGCAATGATCGCATAGCCTGAGCTTGTGCCGGAGGCGTGAACGCTCACGGAAATACAGTCTTTGATATTCGGTCATCATTTCTTCGTCACGTCCTCAAGTATCGCCGGATCGAATACGACAAAGTTGCTAGTCATTGGTTTCTCTGGCCGTAAGTATAGCCGAGATTTATTAGCCTCTAACCAGTTGGCAGCCTCCCTATAAGGTCCAGCTACCTCATAGTCTGCTGTCTCATGCAATTTAGCTATCGCCTTATCTACATTTCCCGTTTCCCAAACCGCTGATTTAACCGCGTCATTGATAGACAAACCACCTTTTTTTATTTGTGCCGACTTCAATGCTGATTTATCTAAACTAGAAAAATCTAATACTTGCTTAACATCACGCGAGCCCTGGTCTAAATACTTGATGCCGGGGATGCCGGCGTCGTTAAGCGCCTTAGACAAATCCCCTTGAGGCTTGTTGTAAAACTTCTCTAGCCAGTTATGAAATTGCTCACCGGTCATTCTCCCTGTATTCGCATCAACGCCATGCGGTAATATCTTGGAATTGGCTAGCGCCTTAACTATCTCAGGTTGCTCGCTTAGCGGCTTGTCCCAGTCGAGCATCTTGGCCACATGCTGGTCGGGGATGTTGACCTGGTAGGTGTTGCCGCCCTTTAACTTATTGAAAATTTGCTGCCCTTCTGAAATCCATTTATCTAATTGCTCCGGTGCTGCTGCTGGACTAATTGTCTTTAGTTTATCGCGTAAAATATTTAGATCAGGCGTTCCTCTAGTCTTTGCGGACCACAACCATTCCGCTACTTGCCCAGGCACTCCCGCGTCCTGTTGTTTTAATCCTTGCAATGTCTGCCATGATCCCAGGTAGTCCGAATAACTCTTAGCCACTTCAGGATTCTCCGCAAAATAAAGCCCATGCCCGTAACTCTGCGCGCCCTGCCCTGTGCCAATCTTGCTCGCGTCGAACTTATCAAACGTGTGCGGCGTGCCATGATATGCAATTGGCGCAGCGGCAGTTACGAACGGCGTCATCCCCTTGACCTCTTCACTAGTGAACGGCTTGGCCGCTGCCGATGGGTCCGTCTGCATTGCCCGGTCTCTTGCCCGTATCGGCTCCGGCACCACGCCTGCCATAAACCGCTCTAGCATGTCGGCTAGTTCTTTATTGACGTTGGTCCTCTGCTCCGGCGTTACCACCGCGTTCTGTCCCTGCTGCATCTGTTGGAACCAGTTAGTCGGCTTCTTCTGCAACCCGAGCGTGTCGGCAATTCCCTGCCCAGCTTGCGCCTTGCGCCTGTTAAACTCGTCTATGATCGCGCTCAGGTCCATTACGCGATGAATTCATGACACCGGCCACAATACACCACGCCGTCTACATCATACGGCCGGTCGTCATCCTCACCATGCAAAAAGCCACTACTGTTATGAATTACCTTCACGCAATTCACTCCGTGATCGGTTGGGCATCGCTCCGCGCAGCTATATCCCAACCCCTTGAGTACGCGGCTCCCCTGTGTCTGTTCTCTATTCATAATTTGGCCTTATGCCGTTCTCTATACGCCTTCTGGCGCTCGGCCGCGGTCTTATAAACCCGATTGCACGTGCAGGTAGGACAATGCTTAACGGCAGGGTCCTCGCGTAGCGTATTAGCCAGCTTCAAACCGCTTATCATCCCCTCGATAATCCCTGAGTCAAAAGCGTCCATACACATTCCATTATGATTCTTGCCGCATAACTTACATTTTGGTGGTTTCATGCAACGTTATTTATCACATAACGTATTGTTACGTCAATCATAACGTCACATTGACATCGCGCTAGGCGGTAACCTATGCGGCGTGTCGTCCTGCACCTGCACATCCCAATGACTCTTTGCCATCGTCCTGAACGCATCCGCGCCATGTGAGGCCCAATCATGGAACGGCTTCTGCCTGAACTCTTTGCGGTCCTCGTCCCATTCCTTGTGGTAGCTTGCCAAGGCGTCTAGTCCTTTTGCGCACTTGCCAGCATCGAACCAGCACTGGCTAAACAGGCGGCGTGCTGAGTCTATGCCATCGTCAACATCGCCCCGAGGTACAATATAGATTGGCCTTATGCCGAGGCGCTGGCCCGTGGCCCTGCGATCCTCACCCTCAGTACCACTGAAGTCCCTATTCTTGCCGTCATGCGGCCAATGATGCCCGCCGTACATATAGGGCTTCTCATGGAGGATCTTGGCATAGTGGGCTATCTGTTGCCCATGGTTCTCATAATAGTCAATAAACAGCATTAAATGCTTGTAGCGCTGCCCAAACCAGATAGCCGTGCTGTCACCTACCCCAATGTCCCAAAACGTGAATACAGGCTCATTAACGCGCCACGGCACACGGGCTATACGGCCGGCGCCACGGGCGGCCCGTAGTTGCTCGCTATAATAGGAGCCCTCAAGATAGCCCTCAAAACTGCAATAATATTCCTGCTGTAAGAACGTCTCGGCGTCGTTCTCTGACTTGCCCTGCGCTATCAGGCGGCGGCGTTCTGACTCTATTTGCTCGCGCGTGATAACCGGCTTGCCCGTATCGTCCTTGGTGTCGTCTACGGTAAACTTAGAGCAGTACCAGTCCGGATCCTGCTGCGCCATGCGGTAAAGGCCCTCGGCGTGGTTATGGCCCCTGGGCGTAAAGTTAAACAGCGCCCAGCCACCGTTTTGTAATAGGATCGGACTAAGGACATCCCATGCCAGCGGGTCTTGCAGGCTATACTCACTAAACACGCAGCCTACCGGATTGGTGCCGCGGATTGAGTCGATGTTATCAGTACCGATGATTTGATACGCCGATCCATTAGTTAGCTCAACCCGTAGCTCTGTCTCATTCTTGCGCGCCACTATGCCGGACGGTTGCTTCGAACTAAACCCAGGAAAGTGATCCATTACCCTAAACCCATTGCTATCAACCCCGTCCCACATGACTTTTTTGCCCTGGCTGTAAGTCGGAAATAGGTGGAAAAACGTACCCTTACGTCCGTTATTTTCTGGAAACATTCGTGAAATGATGAAATTCAAGTCGGTCTTGTCCTTGCCCGACCTCCGATGCCAGCACTTCACCGCCCGTTTCTTGCCCTCGGCCATCGCCAACCAAAACGGGAGCTGATACCCCCTCGGCAGATAGTTGTACGGTATTCTGATTATTTGTGAATTGGATGAATTGATGGATGATTGTGGTGGGCTGCTGCTCATGGCTCACCGGCTTGACGTAGTTTTCCATCGCATGGATGGTTGAGCGCTCATGCATCTTATCAAGTGCCATACTGACATACGCCGACTCAATATCAGATAAACATTTCTCAAGCTTGAGTCGCGCCCCTGTAGCTGCCTTCTCAATTTCCTTGAGTTGTTTACCATTCGGTCTGCCTGAGTTCGGCCTCGGGCCTCCTGGCGCTAACTTATGGCCCTTCTGAAACATTATTGGTTAACATTGGATTACATTAATGTTTTACAGACACAAACAATCTAGCCGTGCACTTATAGCACCACTCAAACCGATTGTCACAATGTGATTTATCACGGTAGCCCTTAAACTCTCTATGGCACATGGGACACTCATGGTTGTGGGTCACGCGGGCTAGGTATTCATTGCTTAGTGAGTCAATTCTGCTCATTTCACTACCCTCCACATGACCAGGCCGCTAGAGCAAAAGCCTAATTCTGCCGTGAATCGCTCACCTTTATTTGAGGATACCTGCATTGGACCAGCCCATGACGCGTCATCGCACGTATAGACAGCTCTAATCGTGCTACTTGCACCCATAACGGTAGCGATCAATAAGGCGACAACAATGCCCAATAAGAATTTCATCACTTTGCTTTGGCCGGCGGCTCTGTCTTGGATGGCCCTAACTTCGCCTTTAGCTCGTTCTCTTCTGTCAGGAGCTGCTGGAAACGCAGCTTGGCTGATTCGCCCATTTCCCTGGCCCGCTCGAAGCGCTCATTCTGGATTTGCTTCTCCAAGTCGATCTGCCTTAGCCGCTCACCTGGGCCTATATCTTGGGCCGATGCCGTAGTTGATAGGACTAATGCTATAAGAATTGCAATAACGAGGTTCTTGATATGTTCGCGGGCTACAGCCGCCGCCTTCATGCCGTTCTGAAATCGGCGGATTGATCCGGCGTGCCGGCCGTCGCGGTCATCTAGCACTAATTCTAAGAGCAATAGCTTAGCTGCCTCCGCAATGAAGTCCTCATATACTTTATCTATAATCTCCGAATACTTCACTTCGTGGTGCCTCACTTCGGCCCAGCATCTTGCCGATGAGACTTGGCCGCCATCCATGCCAGCTCCGGCCTAGCGGCATGGGTTGTCACGTCGTCCAGCGTGCACGTCCAGTCGTTTGCGTTACCGCTCATGTCAACGCGGTGGCCTTGTTTACGCCACTCGGCCATTTCCTCTACCATTTCTTCGTAGGTCATTCTCAATTATTTATTTCGCTTTAAGGCGGGCCTGCAGGGACTTTAATCGCTCAATCTTTGCTATCTGGGCCTCTATCGAATCCAGCACAACCGCCTGTTCCGCTTCTGTCTTTGGCGGGTCAGAGAATATCATTTCGGTCTGAAGCCTTTCTATCTCGGCCTCTGTTTTACTTATCATCTCGGCCCAATGATCTTTCTTTGCTGGCATAATAATCCTCCTATTTGAGTAGACTTTCAGCCATTTATAACCACTACTATCACGGTATTGAACGAATGCGCAATGTTTTTTCGTTCGCGACGTTTCGTTTCGTTCGCCTTCTCTGCCCATCCGTCGCTATGTTATTGCGCCGCGGTGCCTCTGGGTTAGCCTTGGCTTTCTCTATGGCCTCCAACGCCCTTTTTCGTATCCAGCCAGGGTCCCACTTGAGATATTCACAGATAGAGACAAAGCCTAGAGTGTTGTTATCATCCGACATGAGCCAATCATACGCCTCGCCAATAGGGTCAAGCGGCGCCGGTTCCTTAACCTTGTATTGTCGTGTGCCAATATACCTGTTGACGATTGCTTTAGGCGGCCTTTTGAGCGTCTCAACCGCATCCATCAGCAGTGCCAGAAACAGCTTTTGATACGGCTCTAACTCTAGCGGGAATTCTGAAATATCTAAGTCAATTATCACCCACTGCCGAATAAACCACAAATCGTTGTAATCCATGCTATACGCTCGCTTCTATGCTGGCATGTGGGATAACCCCATCTCATCCCTTTACCCCCCGGTCCGACGCGTCTGGCCTAGCCATTTGGCCATTTCTAGCGGCATGTGCTTTGCCGATTGCAGCCTTTTGAGCTTCGCTTAACTGCTTGCGCTCATAGAAGCGGTGCCCCGGCCTCTCGGTTGGCGGGATATATGGCGCACCGGATGAAATCAAACGGTCCCGTCTATCACAGCAGAAAATACAAATCCCACAAATCCGCTCCGTCATACGGCCGCAAGCCCAATAACACAATCTCTTTTTCATTTCAGTATTGCCTCAATCTGATCAATATTCTCTGGCCGCCAGATATATACCTCAAAATCCGCTATCCGTGCCGATTCTAGCCACTTTGCCTGTTCGATAGTCGTCTTACCCTTAGCCGTCTTCAGTTCTGCCATTATACGGCGATTGTGGCGCAACATGATGAGGTCCGGGAATCCTACACCGTCACCTGATACCGCCGTTATCCACCTGCCGCGCTGAGTCATGCCAGGCCTGAAGTGGGCTACCCGCCACTTGTGCCAGCGGGCCAAGGCTATCACCTGCGCGGTGAAGGCCTTCTCTGATATATCGGCATAGCCGCTCATTTTCTTAGTTCCTTGTCGGCAAGCCGAAGCCAGTCGGCCTCTAAGTATTGCATTTTTGGGCATATTTCGTCCTCGCAATCTTCACAACCAATAAAATGCTCCGCTTCCAGTGCCGCCGCCATTGCGTGTTGAGCGAGGTCGGCGAGGAACACCCGATCTGGTAAAAGTACCCCGGTGTATGCCTTCCCCCACCGATACGCCGCCTTCATTTCCTCTGTCGGTTCAAAGCTCGTTCGCGGTGCTTCACTCATCGTCATCCTCTCCTGGAACTCTTTCACGCTTTGCATCCCTTTTCTCACTCTCAGCAATCATCTCAGCCAATGCCTTGATCCCTGCTGGCTTGTTACGGTAATCCCTTTCCATCTCTGATACGGTCCATGATAGCCCCGAATTGACCCAGACTTTCTTTTTTGTGCTGCTCTGATTCGGCTTGCGCGTAGACATAACGCTTCCCTCCTGTCCCCTATGCATTTGAGGAAGTTGTTGACAACCCGGACGAGAATGCGTTAAGGTTGGGTTGCGTTATCCTACTGGTCGAGTTCGTCACGTTGGCCCCCTGGACATTGTTTAGGGGGCCTTCGTGTTTCTTACTCTGATTGTTTTTTAGGGTTCCACGTCTGAGGTATAGGAGCGGCGCGTTATCCCCTGCTCTGGTCGAGGTCCGTTCCCCTGCATCAATCTTACAGTTAGGCCGGGCGATGAAATCCGGCAAGCGTGAAGTTCCTGGGCCGGCCATTTTACACCTGCCGACCGCGAAGGTGATTTAAGAGCGCGTCGAGGAAATTCTTTTCTTCGTTCTTGTAACGTGTTGATTCGTCCTCGTGCGCTCGGCCTGATGCCTTGGGTAATAAGCTATCCAACAAACCCCACCAGTTGTTTACTACATGCAGGGTGTTTTTGGCAAGCAAAATTGCTTGGCCGATCACTTCATCCGACCAGCCGGCTTTCTGACAGGCCCAAACCCATTGAATCAGCCGGGCATAACGCTTCGGGTCGTGGCTGTACACCGGGTCGATTATCGCCTTTAATGCAGGGTCGAGCTTTTGGCCGGGCTTAGAGTTATTCATAATCCCCCCAATAACGGCGCGTCATCGTAGCAGCGCCGGCTTGCCATAAGACAGTAAGAAGATTTCAATTCCAGCCCTATGCCGCGGCGGTTGAGCTTGTCCGCCACCAATGGCACCGTGCCTGCGCCGGAGAATGGGTCTAGGACGATACAGGGCACCGTGGGCGCGTCATGCTTGCAGGTCGGTTGCCAGCCGAGGGTCTTGCTATGCTTGTCTAGCCTGACATCATTCTCTCTGCCGTTGTGCATAACTTTATCGTCAGTAATTTTCTTGATTTGATTTCCAACCATGCCCCGGTGTGCGTCAGTGTAAGTGATTTCCGTCACCCGCTGCCACGGTGCCCCGCACTCAGCGCACGCGCCCTTCTCCGATGTGCCTGCCTTGATGCACCGTAGCGCTATCTCCTCGGGGAACGTGGCGAAGTGGGCGTCAGGGTAGGGCTGCGTTGCTATCTCCCAGACGGTGCGGATGTTGCGCATAGCATAATTTTCCATGCGTCCGGTCATCTTCTCATTGCCACTAGGTTCTTTTTGACCATTGACTAATCGCGCTAGTTTAGCTGGCCCGCCGAAGGTAACCGTACCTTCAAAAGTAGTTGGCTCTTTTACCGCGTCCTGATCGAAGTAGTATCTCTCTCTCTTAGTCAGCAAGAAGATATATTCATGCGCCTTGGTCGGCCTGTCGGTCACTGACTCGGGCATCGGGTTGGGCTTGCTCCAAATAATATCGCTTCGCAGATACCAGCCCGCCGATTGCAGGGCGAAGGCGACACGCCAGGGGATGCCTACGAGGTCTTTGGGCTTGAGGCCGGGTGTTTCATTCTTGCGGTTAAATTGCCGTTGCATTTTAAAGCCATCTAAACCACCACTCATGTTGATGCCGTTGTTGCCACCAGTCATGTTTGATCCGGCATAGCTATCCCCCAAATTAACCCAACAAGTCCCATCGTCCCTCAGCACTCTCCAAACCTCTTTAAACACCGCCACGATCTTTGCGACGTACTCCTCGGGCGTGGCCTCCAATCCTATCTGGGAGTCTATCCGCGTTGCGCCGCACTTGCCGCAAGCATTTTTGAACTGCATCACATTTGAAAGCGTATTAGGCTGACGCTCTCCGCTACGATCATTGTTGGAGTTATGAAATCCACCAGGGCTATC